CTCCGGGGACGCGCGCGCCGGCCGGCCGCGCCGCGCCAGACGCGGGCGCGTGGGAGGGACTCCGAGACGCCGGCATATCGCCGGCGTTCTCGTCGGGTTTCGTTGCATCCGATCGCGACCGGATCGAGTTCCTCCGCGGCGCGGAGCTTATGGGTTACCTCCGGCCGGGTTTCAAGTTGCATCCGCAACAGTTGCAACTCTGCGACACTATGGCGGCTCCTAGGAGAACCTATGCGATCGAGGAGCCGCGACGCGCGACGAAGTCGACGAGTATTTTTATGCTCCTCCTCGGACGTTGCGCCATGCGGCCGAATTACCTCGTGACGTACACCGCGCAGAGCGGGATAGCCGGCTCCCGTCAATTCGTCGCGTGGGCGCTTCACCTAGACGCCGTCAACCCGGCCGACGATCTCGATTTGCCTCCGTGGCTCCGCGGCCGCGCGCGCCCGAAGACGAAGCACGCGCAGCGACAGATTGCCCTGTTCGGGGAGGAGCTGTCCGAGCCGGAGGAGCATCCGACGTCCGGCCGCGGGTTCTCGATCAAACGCGGCGCGGGGCATCAAGTGATTCAGTTCGACAACGGTTCGAGCTTCACGCACATAGGACCGAACGCCGCGAACTTTCGCGGCGCGGCGTCTGACGTCTCATGGATCGACGAAGCGCAAGAAATCGACGTCGACGAGGGAGCGGATCTGCTCGCAGCGATCCGGCCGCTACAGGACACGAGACCGGGCGCGTCGATCGTTCTGTCCGGCACGGCCGGCGAGAGCCGCGCGGGAGTGTTCTATGACTATCTGGAACGCGGCCGCGCCGCGGACCCTGACGTCGGCATTCTCGACTATGCCGCGGACCCGTCGACGCCGTGGGAACTCGTCGAGGATCCGGACGAAGCTATGCGGCTCCTCGCCAGTGTGCATCCGGGTTTGGGGACCATGACGACGTTGGAGATCATGCGCGCGCAATGGCGCGACCTCCCCCGTCCGCAATGGGCGCGGGAGTACCTCTCACTCTGGCCGGAGACGTTCACGGCGCGCGCGATCCCGGCGGCTCTCTGGGAGGCGGCTCATATGACGGAGCGTCTCGCCATACCGGAGCGCGTCGCGTTCGGATGGGCGATCCGGCCGGGAGGATCCGTCGCAGCGATCGCGGCCGCATGGCGCGACCGCGACGGCGTCGCATACGTGGAGATCATCGATCACCGGCCGGGGACGAAATGGATTCCGGCTCGCGCTCAGGATCTGACGAAGCGATACCGGGGAGCGATCGTCGGGTTTGACGCACGAGGAGAGGGAGCCGCGACGCGGACGGAATCGGAGCGGCTCACGCCGCGGCCGCGTCTGCAGGAGCATCGATGGACGGATATCACGGCCGGCTCGATCCAATTCCTCCGCGATCTCGAACGCGGCTCCCTCCGCCATTTCGGACAGCTCCCGTTGAATCTCGCCGTCTCGCAAGCGTCCCGACGCGACTCCGGCGACGCCGGCGCGTGGACATGGTCTCCTATGAGCCACGATTCCGAGATTGTCTGTCTCGACGCCGCGACGCGCGCGCTCCGTCAATGGGACATGGCTCCCGTGGCCGGCTCTGTCGGCGTCATCCGTCCGAGCCGGTAGGAGATCATATGGGGATCATTCTCGACACAACGAAAATGGGCGTAGACGCAGACGGGAACGATCAGGGATACACCGTCGCGCGTTGCTCGGATTGCTCCTACTGGCACGCGTTCGCGTGGTCGCGTGAGGACGCGTTGCGCTCCGGCGCGACGCATGAGCGCAACGTTCACCGGACCCGCGACGCGGAGCGTCGACTAAATCGTCTCCTCGCCGGCCGTACCGGCAACCTCTGAAAGCGGCTCGACCTCCGGCACGGGATCGGGATCGGTCCGCCACGAGACGCCGCAGACGACGCACGAGAGATACCGGGATCCGTCCGGGTCCGGCTCACGCGTCTCTGTGATCTCTAGGTGAGCGCACGGGGGATACGCCGGCGCGTTCATCCGCTCTGTCGTCATATGGCGATCATGCCGCGGAAATCCGCGGCCGCGCGAACTCTCATTTTTTCGGTGTGCCGAAATTGACTCGTGTTCGTGGTGTGGTCCTCATATGGCGAACATTGGCGATTGGCTCACGCGCGGTCCTCGCGTCGTCGAGTCTCTGACGTCGTCGACGGACTCGATCGGGTCGACGTCGGCGCGCGCCGGCATCCAATCGCCGTGGACTACGGGACAGCTTCAGAAACTCGTCTGGTCCGACATTTTCGGGATTGAGACGCAATGGATCACGCGCGCGGAAGCGCTCACGATCCCGGCCGTTTTCAAAGCTCGCGCGGTCCTCCTCTCGCTCATCGCAGACAAAGTCCTGTACGCGCTCCGGAACGGCGTCCGCGTCGACCCGCAACCCGTCTGGCTCTCGTGGACTCCCGGACAGCTCTCGCCGTGGCAACGCATGGCGAACACGGTCGACGATCTCATTTTCTACGGTTGGTCTCTCTGGTCTCGGGAGAACGGCTCCCGCGGGGAGATCCTCACCGCGACGCGCGTCCCGTTCGAATGGTGGGAGTTCGACGCGGACGGGAACGTCCTCATCCGCAACGCCGGCGGGGAGTTCGAGCCGGTCGACGCGTCGTCCGTGATCCTCATTCCCGGACCGTCCGCCGGCCTACTCGAATACGCGACGCGGACGCTCCGCGGCGCGGCGCGCATGGAGACGTCATGGGCGAACCGTGCCGCGTCCCCCATTCCGGCGATCGACCTCCACGAGACAACCATGTCCGGCATTACGCCGACAGAGGCACAAGAGGTAGTCGATCAGTGGCACGCCGCGCGGATGGATCCTCAGGGAGCGACCGCGTTCACGCCGTACAACATCGAAGCTCGCGCGCTAGGGAACGTCTCCCCGGATCTGTTCATCGAGGGACGCAACGCGACCCGGATCGACGTCGCGAATTTCTTTAACCTCCCCGCGCAGCTCCTAGACGGATCGCTCTCGACGGCGTCGCTCACGTACTCGACGCAAGAGGGACGCCGTAATGACGTGCTCGATTACGGGTTGCCCTACTGGATCCGGCCGATTGAGAGCCGGTTCTCACAAGACGACGTCGTCCCCCGTGGGCAGAGCGTCGGATTCGATTTCGGTCCGCTCGCGTCGACGGAGACGCCGTCGACGATCGCGGTCCCGGACTAGGAGGACCGCATATGACGATCATTGAAACCGGCGTTTTCGCCGTCGACCACGTATCGCGGACGATCCGCGGCGTCCTCGTCCCGTGGGGACAGCGCTCCCGGACGAACCGCTCGAAGAATCGACCGATCACGTTCCCGCGCGGGAGCGTCCGGATCCCCCGAGACGTATCCGTCGTCGGTCTCAATTTCGATCACGATCGCTTTCAGCCTCTCGGGCGCGCGGTCGCGATCGAGGACACGGACGCCGGACTCGTCGCGACATTCGCTCTGGCAGAGACGGACGACGCGGACGCGTGGCTCGCGGACCGTGGCGAATTCGTACGGCTCTCCGCAGAGGTCCGGAACATGCTCCGCGACGCGGACGACAACGGCTCCGCAGATCTCACCGGCGCGGCTCTCGTGTCGGAGGGAGCTTTCGAGGGAGCGGCTCTGTTCGCCGTCGACGACGTCGACGAGGACGACGACGCCGGCGACGCCGGCGACGAGGACGACGACGCCGGCGACGACGTCGACGAGGACGCCGGCGACGCCGGCGCGACCACAACGGACGACGTCGACGACGTCGACGAAGAGGAGGACAACGTGAGCGCAACCGCGCCGGAATCGATGCTCGCCGGAGCGGCGTCGACGTCAACCCGTGGAAAGTCTCCGGCTCTGTCTCGCGCCGGGTTCGTTTCGGCGCTCTACCGGGCGCGGACGTCCGGCTCGACGGACGCGCTCCGTCCGTACATGGAATCCGTGGAGCGAACGGGACTGTTCGCGCTCGACGACGTCAAGTACGACGGCGTCGGGGGACTGGTCACCGATTGGCCGGCGGCATGGCTCGGGGAGCTTTGGTCCGCGGTCCCCGAAGTCCGGACGTTCATCCCGGCTTTCAACGTCGGCACGCTCACCGGCATGAAAGCGTCCGGATGGACGCTCACGGTCCCGGATGCCGCGGTCGCACCGTGGGCCGGCAATAAGACGGAAGTTCCGTCCGAGCCGATCACTACGGGGATCGAGGAGTTCGACGCGCAGCGTTTCGCCGGCGCGAATGACCTCGCGCGGGAGTTCTGGGATTTCGGCCGGCTCGACGTGATCGACGCTTACACGCGCGGCATGGTCGCGGCATACCAGAAGCAGAGCGACACATTCGCTCTGAATCAGGTTGTCGCCGGCGCGGGAGCCGCGACTCTCGGAGCTGTCCCCACGGACGTGAACCCGTATCTCGCGGCGCTGTACGACATCGTCGACGCGATCACCGCGGCCGGCGGCACGCCGGGAGTGATCCGGGTTGCTCCCGACGTCGCGCGCTCGCTCGCTCTGGAACTCGACGGGAATCAGCTCGCATACGTCGCCGGCGCGGCCGGCGTCGGAACCGGCGAATTCTTCGGACCCGTGTATCGGCAGGACGCGCGGCTCGCGGCGTCGACGATCCTCGCGGCCGATCGGAACGGCGTCGGGATCTGGGAGCTTCCGGGATCCCCGATCCGCGTCGACGCTCTCGCGATCGCGAATGGCGGCATCGACCGCGGATTCTTCGGATACATCGCGGCCGGCGTGATCGAGCCGGCCGTGGTCCTGAAAGCGACCGTCGTCGTCGGACCGTGACGAGATCCGCAGCGGCTCGACGTCGGTTCCGGGAGCGGCGCTCCCCCATGCCGCTCCCGGAACCGGCTCCGAAGAAGCCGCAGAAGAAGAAGCCGCAGCAGAAGAAGTGAGTTCCCCTCCCGCCGGCGTTCGCCGGGACGCGCGCCGGCGGGAGCCGGGTAACGGAACCTCCTAGGAGATCACATGATAATCCCCGATCCGGATACGTCGGTCGGACCGTTCACGGTCGACGACGTCGCGGCGTGGGATCTCCTCGTCCCGTATGAGACGGTCGACGGTTCGCCGGTCTCACTCCCGGCCGACGACGTTCCGACGACGCTCCTCGTCGACCCGTCCGGCGCGTCCGTGCCGGCCGTGTCGTCGATCGTCGACGACGGCTCCGGGACGCGGAACGTCCTCTCGATCACGTTCCCCGGCGCAGCGTTCGAGCACGCCGGCGAATGGACGTTCTCGACCGCTCTCGCGTCGACGGACGGGTCCGTCGTCGGGATCCCCGGTCTCCGGTTCGCCGTGGAGGACGTCTCGTCCGGATGGCTCACAATCGCGCAGATCCGGCAGGAGTGGCGAGACGCTCCGTCGTCGGACGTCGTCCTCCTCCGTCTGTTGGAGATCGCGCGGTCTCAGGTCGACGCGTATACGCCGGAACCGAAGCCGGCGCGGCCGACTCCGAACCTCGTCGGCGCGCAGCGTGAACAGGCGCGCGACGTCTGGAATCAGACGAAGACGGACCCGGCGTCGATCGGGATCGGAGACGACGTCCTCACGATCCGGCCGTTCCCCATGTCCCCATGGATCAAAGACATGATCCGGCCGAAGACAGCAAAGCCGGTGATCGCGTGAGCGGCTCCGTTCGGGACTCCCTCGTCGACGAACTCCGTCGCGTGCTCGGGAACGGCGTTCACGTCATCCCCTATCAAGACAACGTCGACGCGCTCGACCGGCGGACGGTCATGGTCAAGCAAACGACGATCTCCCCTCTCCCGGAAGCTCCCGCGGGACAGCTCCGCGTGGACTACGTCCTCACGTTCATTACGCCGAACGTCGACCCGTCGAAAGCGGAACGGGATCTCGATCAATGGGTTCCGCAGACGCTCGCGGATCTCTCCGTCTCGTGGCTCTCGTGGTCCTCCGCGGAAAAAGTCCTCTTCGACCCTCAAAACCTCGCGTACGACGTATCCGCGTTCGTGCTCACCACAACCAGAAACGAGGAGTGATCTCATATGGCGATCATTGACGTTAAGCCGTTCATCATGCGGAACGCGATCGTTTCGTTTGGGACGGACGATTTCGCGAAAGCTGTCTCATCCGCGACGCTCACGCCGGCCGGCGGCACCACGCCGTTTAAGGGACTGAAACCGGAAGCCGTGTTCACGTTCCCGCAAGCGGTGACATGGACTCTGGATCTCGAATTCGCGCAGGACTGGTCCGAAGAGGACTCCCTCTCGCGCTACCTCTTCGAGAATCAGGGAGAGACGATCGCGGCCGTCCTCAACCCGGACGACGCCGTCGCGGGGACAACGTCGTGGGCGATCACGGTCGCGATCGCTCCGGGATCCGTGGGCGGCGCGGTCGACTCCGTCGCGACGTCGACGGTCTCTCTCGGAGTTGTCGGCGCTCCGGTTCCGACGACGATCCCCGTTCCGTAAGGGAGGCGGGATGCCGCTCCGGGTCTCCGCGAAAGACTCCGCAGCGCTCCGGGCAACGATCCTCAGTATCAAGACACTTGATCGGGATTTGAAGAGGGAGCTACGCGGACGCGTTCGCAAGCTCGCAACCGTCGACTGGAAAGCCGCGATGGGCGATCACGCGGACACGGTTCTTGAGGACCGCGTCCTAGTGCAGACGGCGCGCGTCTCCGCGTCCGACATGAACGTCCGAGTTCGCTCCGCCGGCTCCTCCCGGCCGGCGGCGTCCGGCGGGATCATCCCGCGGCGCGACGGACGCGGCGTCGAGTTCGGATCGTCGCAGACGAAGTCTCTCCCGCCACGCCGGCGACAGGGTTACGTCTTCTTCCCCGCGGCCGCGGAAATGGTGCCGCAGCTCCTCTCCCTCTGGGTACAGACCACGGTGCGAACGATCGCGGAGGCTCTAGAGGCGGGCGGTAAGAAATGAGCGGGGAAATCCGGCTCGATATCGCGTCCGACACGAAACAGGCTGTACGCGGGATCGACGACGTCGCGAAAGCTCTCGGGATCACGGTCGACGAACTCGAAGACGTCGCGAAAGCCGCCGGCAAGACGTCCGACGACGTCGTCCGAGACTTCCGGAAGATTCAACGGGAAGCGCAGGACGTCGACGCCGGCTCCGGGTTCGACCGTGCCGCGGAGGCATCCGGAGAGTTTAAGAGTGAGGCTCTCGCGAACCTCTCGGAAGTGACGTCCTCATTCACGGGAGATCTCAACTCGATCGGAGATCTCGCACAAGGGACGTTCGGCGGTCTCGCGACCATGGGCGGTCCGATCGGTCTCGCAGCGGCCGGCGTCGCGGCCGGCATCGGTCTCATTGTTTCGAGCTTTCAACAGGCGGAAGAGGCTCGCGCCGCTTTGGAGGAGCGCGCGAACGATCTCGCGTCCGCGTACATCGACGCCGGACAAAACGTGCTCGACGCGCTCACGATCGCCGGCCGGACGACGGAGGTTCTCACCGATCCGGAGCAACGGAAAGAGGCGGAAAAACTCGTCGACGTTCTAGGGATTCAGCTCCCCGAAGCGGCGCGGCTCCTCGCCGGCGACACGAACACTCTCGCGGCCGCGCGCGCGATCGTCACCGCGAACGAAGCCGAATATCTCGAACTCATGCAAGCGTCCGCCGATTACATGAACGGCGATTTCTCGAAGACGGATCAGGAGCGTCTGAATCAACTCTCCGCGCAGCGTCAAGCGGTCCGAGAACTCACAGACATTAATGGTCAAGCAAACGAAACATTCCGCGCACAACAGGGAGTCCTAAGAGGTCTCATCAATGACGCGGCGTCCGCGACGCTCGAAGTCGACGAGTTGGGTAATGAGCTGTACACGCTCCCGGACGGCGAACAAATC